TCCAACATGAACATCATCTTCTCGCCTTTAACGATAGAAATAGCACTCTTTATAACCGTGTGGTTTTCTATGCCATCTAGGATACCATTTTCTGAGTTATCAAAGTCATGTACAATTTCCCACAGATTGTCAGTGTCTTGAACTATAGAATTAGGGAATACAAACTGCGCATCACAGCCTAACTGTAAGTTAATGGAGGTTTCCACTAATGGATTAGTGGTCCTAGCTATTTCAACTTCAGTAGCTCCGCTTAAATCAACAAGTACTAAATGCCCAGTATTTAAGAACCTGATCACTAAAGGTGCCATATGGGAAGTGACATACTTTCCTGAACTTGTAGTGTTTGTCAGTGTGACATTACTACTAGCTATAAAACCATTATCCCACTTGAAGGCGGTTGCCCAGTTACTAGCGGTTCTTGAGTTATAAGTACCTGAGTGATTATGTGTTGCTCCGTCCCATAAACCCAATACAAACGACTTATTATTGTTTGCATTCCATTTAAACTCTGAGCCTCTTGTTAACGCTGTGTCAAAGTAAAAAGGTGCTCGTGCGGCAACGCCTGTGGATAAGTCACTAATAGAGTTATCTACACTCTGGTTAGCCCTATCTCCATAAGAATAATACCACCCAGCATCGGTAACGCTATTAGTAGAGCCATTAATCATATTAGTGGCATCAATAGTGATAGGGTTGATTCCGTCATTCATAGTCAGTACTAAATTAGTACCAACCAACTCACCACTTGCAACGTGTCTGTTCGTATCCACACCGAGGCTAGTGATATCCACACTAAATGACGTTGAATCCTCGAGTATAATAGTTAAATTGTTATCAGATAAAACTACGTTAAGTACTGGGTTACCCTGTGACGCGAAGCTGAGTGTATTAGTGAATAGGCTATTCAGTTCGGCTACTGCGCTGTTTAAAACAGAGTTAACATAGGCCCCGTTAATGGTTACAGCATTTACAGGTAAGGATTCGATAATTACCTTTTTACCACCTTTAACTTTGATCTGTATAGTGGTATCTATAGCTACAGCCTGTAGTGTGTTAATAGGGTGTGGGATTAGTAACTGCTCGTCTGTCGGTAGTGTGATATCCTTTAATAGTACAGAAGTACCTGTAGACTCAACACTAAAATCCATAGCCTGATATTTCAGGTATGGGCTAATAAGCTCTAGGTCTTTATCTTGGAATATTCTGTTATGCACAGTAGCCTGATACCTTAAAAGTCCAGTATCAGGGTCTACAGTATCGCCCTGTCTAACTTGGAAGACACCTAAGTCACTGTCATCTACATTACTTACCTTATAGATGGAGGCCCTTATAGTAGTCCCTGCCCTTACGTCTACTGGGTGGTCAAAGAACCATTCAATAGTATCGCCAGCATAAATGTGAGAACCGGCTGAAGACCTAGAGGAACTTCGCGGTAGGACCTGCATATAGACCTGCCTACCGTTAATAACGATACGGTACTCTAGTCGAACATCAGCGGCTACTTCTTCAGCCGCGATGGTTGTAATACCTAGGCCTGTAATGTTTATACCAAAGTAGTTATCACCGTCATAACCTACGGAAGTTAACGGGTTCGGTTCACCGCCTAACTGGAGCGATACCATGTCAGAATAGATACGACCACTTGGCGGTATAAACCCCGACGCACCTTGGTTGGCTGTTATGCTTTGATCTTTAAGGCCACCCCACATAGGGTAGAAGTTAATGTCACTACTTAAGTTAGTGAAAAATATGTTCTCTGAACCAGAAGACATCTTATGTTGCTCACCTAGGAACAGTGAGTTTAGTGTTGTTTCGATAGCCTTATCTGATATAAGTCTTCGAGTAATTGGGTCATACGTCCAGTGCGATAGTATCTCAGTTTGGTCCGCGTCTAGTCCTGTTCCAGTACCGCCACCTTGGGAAGGTAGCATTCCTTCGTTATTTTTTATAAGTGACATTTTATATCCTTATACGTGTATAGCGGCTAGAACTTCTAGACCACTTGTGTTTGTTACTACGACTCTAAATTCTGGGGACATGATTACTTCCTGTTGCGCGGATGCGTCTGATACAGTTATAACGTCTAACCAGTTGAAGTCGGAGCTTATTCGTGCCTGTAGGACTACGGTATCACCGGAGTTACAGTTAGTTTGGAAGATCCCTGTACGGTTTCCACGGGTCTCAAATTTAGTAACATCTGAGTCGTAAGATACTGTGAGGCTAGGTGCTGAAAATGGTTTTAATGCGTATGACATGAGTGGCCTCTTGATTAAATTAATAAAGACCGACCCCTAAATAGGGGCCGATCAGTTTGTTGCTTATTACAATGTTACTGTACTTTAAACTTATGCTTCGATAGCGATAACTTTCAGAGCTTCAGTGTTCAACAACATAGAACCAACACGCTTACGAGTGTAGAAAGAGATAGCACCGTGAGCGCTGTACGGGTCACGTAACATGCTAACACCAACACGATCAACTACCTGATATCCAGCTTGGAAGTCTCCGAAGATTACAGGCATGTTGCCAGCACCGACGTCGTCCATATCATCATTGATAACGATATCGAATCCGAAGATTCTAGAAGCCGCTACTTCAGTAATGTTACGCTGTAAGAAGTACTCTCCGTCAGTAGTCTTAAGATCTACCAAGATAGCGTGAGTAGCGCGGTTCATCATGAACTTAGCTCCGGCTAGGTAGCCAGTCTTAGTTCCCAATACTACAGAACGTAGCAAGTTAATTACTGCGTCAGAAGTAGCACCCAAAGAAGCGGCTTCTCCTGATTTGATTACTTGGTACTTACCGAAGTCACGAGTCGCATCGCCAGCAGTGTAAGCAGAAGTAGTATCAAGACCGTTCAAGATTCCTACAGGCTTGTTAGTTCCGTTACCGTTCAAGAATGCGCCGTTCTCTTGCTCAGAGAATTCACGAGCCACTTCACCGGCTAACCATGCTTCAACATTGAAGAAGCTATCTTCTAAGACGTGCTGGTATGCTTTAGGAGAAGCATAAACTTCACCGAATACCGCGCTGATCTTAGCAAGTTCTGGAGAACCAGTGTTAGGACGTGCATCAGTCTCACCAACCCAACCAGAAGCCGCGCCACCAAGAGATACTAACTGGCTGTAATCAGTAGTTGAAGTAGAGATTCCACCAACTAGACTACGGATAGGGCTACGCTCGTGCTGTAGTTTAATGATGTTCTGGCTTACTTCGATAGGTAGAGAAAATCCACCTTGTGCGTCTACAGAGATTTGTACGTCAGCCGCTTTAGCGCGAAGACCTTCGATTCCTTTACGAGCGAAAGTGCTCAACATATCTTTATTTTCCATGTTACTTTTTTCCTTTATAGATTTAGTTGCGAGAGTAGGTCTAGCCGCTTTTGCTTCTAGTACTTCTAGCTTCTCAGTGAGGGATTTAATTTGAGCTTCTGATTCAGATTTGACTTCATTAAGAGCGTCGGTAGATGCTTTAGTTTCGATAAGAGCTTCAGTCTCTATAGACTTAGCTTCGAGTGCATCGGCAACGTGCTTAAGGGTTACATCGTCTTCTTCAGTTTCTTCAACTACTACAGCTTCTTCAGCTACTTCTTCAGACTTAACTTCAACTTCAGCTTCTACAGCTACAGCTTCAACTACTTCTTCAGATTTAACTTCTTCAACTACTTCGTCGATTTTTGTGATTTCTTCAGACATACTATTTTCCTAAGATTTTAAGCATTCGCTTTAACTCTAATTGCGAGTTAGCTTGTGCTTGTTTTTTAGAGTCATGGGCTGAAGCATCGCGCTCAGATTCCAATCCGCTGATACCCTTCGCTAGAAGGACTTTAGCTTCACGTCTAGAAAGCCCTGCATCGCGCAGAGATTTCTCTAGTGATCTTATGTCATGACTGCTTTTAACAGCAGTTACGACAGACTCTTGATTAGCTGGTATTGCTACCAGACTGATTTCGTGCAGATCAACCTCATGTAAAAGATTTGCACCTGATTTACGGTCGTACTCCTCCCGTACAACACGGTAGCCGATAGACATAGAATCCAGAGCACCATCCTTTAGGAGGGCATAGGCTTCGTCTGCATCTCGGACACCTTGTGTGAGTCTACCTTCGACATATAGACCCTTCTCGTCTTCTACCATCACTTCCCAGACTCCAATAGGACGGGTCGTGTCATGGTGTGCCAACATCTTAGGCTTGGTGCCATCTACTAGATGTTTTTGGATAGATTTAAGAAAGGCTCCGCGCATAGTAATGTCACCAGCGCGGTCTAAATGGTCGAACGTATTAGCATAACCAGCAAACTTACGCTGATCATTTTCGTCTACGTGGAACGACTTAGCGTCAAACGCTATGTCTAGTCTCTTGATACTAGTACCATCACAAGGCTCACATACAGCCCCATCAGTACAGCACATTCCGCTAGGCTTCTTCGTCATCGTTAGATTCCTGTGGTTTCTCTCCGTCGCCGAATGTTAGGTTATTAGATTGCGACACAAATTCATCACCGCCTTCTCTTGGGTTATATCCCAGCTCCTGTCGAGCTTCGTTAGGATTCATAACGCCAGCAGTTATAAGGGTGTTGTATGTATCTACTCTAGTAGCCATATCGGTACGTAGTAGGTTAGAGGTGTCGAACTTAAAACACTGAGTAGTGACATTAAGTAGGGCCTTATTTAGACGTGCTTCGATTAGCATTAGGTAAGGCAAGATAGTAGCTTTATAGAATGCTAAATCTTGGTGCTCAATGTTTGAGAATGTAGCGCGGTCCAGATCACCGATCATATGCGGTGGTACTCTGAACATTGCACAGACTTCGGAGCGGGTATACTTACGCATATCGAGAAGCTGAACGTCTTGGGGTGATAGAGAGACTGGAGAGAACTTAAGTCCCTGCTCCAAGATGGCTACCTTATGTGAGTTAGCTACGCCACCGTGTGAGGCATTCCAAGACTGCTTAATGTTCTCAAAAGAGTCATCGTCTAGGATTCCGTCGGTGTGTAGAACTCCGCGAGGTGTAGCGTCATTTGTGAATACATTAGCCGCATAGTCCCGAGCGTCGATTCCGTGTCCAATAGTATTGGCGTTGTACTGGATAGGTGATACACCAGTAACTCCGTCCATAGACAGCCCACGTATGTGCAGTATCTGGTCCGGTCGCATAACGTCTTGATCGCCATTGTCGAACGTAATCATATAGACGATATTGTATTGAGAGTCTTGCTGTACTGAGACATTCTCAGACTTCAAAGGTAGGATCTCTACAACTTTTCCAGAACTGGTCTTGTTAATGTATCCGTAGAAGTTTCCAGATAGGCATAGGTTAACCATTACGTAGCTGAAGAACTCAGGGCCGGTCTGATACTCGTTCGGGCTGTTTAGCATTAAATTGTGTAGAGGTGCTGAATAGTGCATCTCTTTTCCTGCGGCGGTTTCTCGGTATAGATGACACGGCAGAGTAGCCATAGTGTCAGAGAGGACCTTAACGCATGAGTACACGGTATTCATTCTCATAGCTTGTTCGTTTGTTACAGACTTAGTGCTTCCCGTTACACTTCCAAAGAAGTCGGATAGAGCGGAGCTGTTAAACGGTAGGCTAATCGGAGCGGCTTTCTCTTTGCCGCCCCAGTTAAATAAAGCCATGATTGGCCTCCTAGTTGTTGGGTTATAAAGTGCGTATACCTCTCTTCCGGTATATATCCTGAACTAGACCACCGTTTACTTTTAGTCGGCCTAGGGCCATGACTAGAGCAATTACGCCGTCAATCTTGTTCTTCTCGCCTTCTTTTTTAATTTTGATATTGTCATTAGGATCAATGTATAGGACACAGTTAGAGACCATCCAAGACAGAACGGGGTCGCCACCATGCTGTATGGTTTTAGCCTTGACGGCTTTCTCTAGTTCCTTTGAGGGATCAGACATAGACATAATACCCTGAGCTACTTTAACCATCGGAGCGCCCTTCTCTATTAGAGAGGCTGATAGTTGTGTAGCTCCGTAGGCATCGTAGGCTATTTCACGCACGTTATAGGTACCCATAGCTTTAAGAACGTCCTCTTCAATATATGAGAGGTCCGTTATGTTGCCTTCGGTAGTCGTGATATATCCAGCCTTGGTCCACTCGCGGTACTTCGCCCCTATGAAACCGTTGGCGTTAGCTACAGTGTCCTCAGGGAGGTAGTGCTGTAGATATGGGTACAAAATCCCATCCTCTACAAATATTAGAGCCATTGACGCGAAGTCGGATACAGAAGCTAAATCGAGACCCATGTAGCAAGGCTTTCCAGCGAAATGCTCAATAGGTGGCCTAGTGCCAGCAGTGAGGTCCCAGTCTTGAGAAGTTAACCACGCAGAAGAACTAGACATCCATTGATTAAGACGTTTAGTTCTGAAGTTGGTTTCAGCAGACGGGGATTCCATAGCTTGACGGGCCATACGTTCTAGATCATCAGGGAATACAGAGATACCATAGCTGGGATTAGCTTTCTTCCAGACTTCCGGATCTCTCCAGTCGTCGTCAGCATCGATAGTCCATATGGCCGCGAAGAACGTGTCGTCCTCTACGTCTAGGTGTGGATCTAGTATCTTCATACAGTATTCACGTAGTTCGTAACATATACCTTCCCTATTAGTTCCTGCGGTGGTGATTGCAAATATAATAGGTTGAGCACGTGCTCCAGAAGCTACGTTAAGAACCGACCAGATCTCGTCTGTCTTATGAACGTGTAGCTCATCGACCACCGAGAAGCTGGGGTTACGTCCTTCAAGTGATCCAGCATCCGAGGACAAGGGTTCGAACTTAGAACCGGATGCATCGTGTAAAATAGCTGATCTGTGGACTTTTAAATGTTGTAATAGTTGTGGTGATTTCTTAACCATTTGCTGGGCATCTCCGTGAACGATCCTAGCTTGATCACGAGTAGTCGCGGCGGCATAAACCTCGGCGGCTGACTCTTTATCTGCTATTAGAGCGTACAGGGTTAGTCCTGAACAAAATGTAGACTTCCCCGACTTACGTGGTACTTCAACATATGCAGTTCTAAATCGACGGTAACCATCGCTGGTACGCATCCATCCATATAACTGAGATACAATGAAGATCTGCCAGTCGGCTAGTTCTAGGGGTGTATTGGCTAATGGACCCTTAAGGTGATTAAGGAATCCGAAGAACTTGATACAGCGATTAGCCGCATCAGAGTCATAGTAGAATTTAGCACCTTTTCCGGAATAGTTCTTCCGGTCCTCGAGTGCTCGGGTACAGGCATATAGTAGAGGTTTGGCGGCTGGTTGTTCCCCAGACACTACGCGCTCGCAATAAAGCCAGCCCGTAGTATCATTTTGCATGGGTTGTCTCCTACGGGTTTACTTAGCCACCTTCTTAGCTGGCTTCTTTTTTTTAGGTGCTGGTTTAACTACAGGCTGTGGGGCTACGTAGCGTCGGGCAGTTTCGCACCAGACATATGTAATTTGCTCTCTCATTGTTTTATACCTTAGTTGGTTACTTTTTAGGCTTCTTCTTCTTAGCCTTCTTTAGATCACGTAAAAATCTGTTGTCGTCTGCTTTGCTCATTTTGTAATCCTTAAAGTTGCTATGTAGTTATATGAACCCATTACGAGGCCCACCTGTATACCCGTGAAGAATGACATCAGGGGTAGTATTGAAAATAGACATCCAGTGATTAGAGCGAACCCTAAAATGTAACGTGGAAAGGGATGCTCTACTGCTTTCATGGAGGCTCCTAAAAGCCAGTCTTTTACTAGGTGTCTCATCTTTAAGTCCTCAAAATTTTATTTATAGATACAGTTAGTAACTGGTATAGAGTGTGTTGACTGAACTCGTCCACCATACGAGTTAGTAGCGGTATATGTTATTTCATAGGAGTCTGCGAACTTTCGAGGAAACCCGACCTGATCGAAGCTACTAGGGTCTTTAAGACTCTGTGTGAAGTGGTACTTACCGAAGGAATAGTCCTTCATTCTCTTAGCCCTACATGCTTTAGCACGGGCCTCCACTCTATCCCTAGCCGGTTTAGATTTGGCCGCAAGAGCCGCTGATTCTTCCCTTGACTGCTTCAGCATCAGCTTTCGAGCTACAGCTTCTTCCTTTGCTTTCGCCTTTTCAGCTACAGCTTCTTTCCTTGCTTTCGCCTTTTCAGTGAATGCTTTAGCCCTTTCTGTCCTTACAGCCCTAGCTCTCGCCTCACTTTCAGCCTTCTCCGCCTGAGTCCTAGCTTTCTTTTCAGCTAAGGCTACTTGACCTTCAGGTGTCGCATTGTAAGCCTGTGTGTCTGCATACTCCTGATAAGATCCCCAGCCTAGTATCATCAGGATTAATACTAAAAATATCTGCACCACTCTTTTTATAAAATGTCCAACTTTACGTATAAAATTCATAATAGACTCCTCAGTCTGTGGGCTTCTTTAGTTCACTCAATATAGAGTTACTGTACTCAAAAGGCCCCCGAAGGGGCTGGTGTTTGGTTACTCTCCCCAGTTGTGCTCATGATGTACAACATACAGCATTTCAAGTTTATCGTTTTTACAGGGATTCTCATTGTTAGAGTGGGCATCGACTCCGCTGTGTCCTGAGTCTAGTAAACTACCGATTGTACCCTCTGCGGCCTTACGTCCCCATCCATTATCAGTGAGCATTTCCAAGAGGTCTTCCATCCAGAAGTAATCGCCCCACTCAAAATCGGACTCTGCTTCAATAGCACCATGGAAAACTGTAAGGGCATTTAATTGGTTAGTAGTAAGTGTGTGCATGTCTGTATTCCTTTAAGTAAGTAGTAGTTGTTGTCTGTATGTCACCCATTATATGACCACATTTACAAAATGCAACAACTTTCTAATATATATTTACTTACCAGACAAAAAAGAATCAAAACTGTCTACTTCTATAGGTTTCGTAGCGTCTACCTTAGTCCTCGCGGCGGCTGTGAGACCATACTCTGTCATTAGTTTA